GCACATCGATTTGCGCTTTCACCGAGCCAATCAGTCCCTGCAAATTGCTTTGATCAACATCGATACGGAATTGGTAGGTCGTTCCGGCATCAGCCCAAGCCCGCCCTGGAAATGGCACGTAGGCCACGTCCGAGGACTTCTTCCATGTGATCTTCCAGGCATATCCACTGACGGTGGCAGCGATCGTCAGGCTTCCACTCTCGGTAAATGTGACGCTGCCAGTCCAGAAAATGGCCTGGTACTGCGGCACCAAAAACACCGCTGTGCTGTTGGTCCACAACTGCGCCGTGTCGTTGCTCCACATTCGCGATGAATCGGGTGCTACCACCGGCGTCGTGTTGAGCGTGTAGCTTGCAAACACGTTCTCCACCGGCGCATCACCTAAGTTGCACGCAATGGCTGTGACGTTCAGACTCTCATTGCCGGTGGTATCGACCGCTTTGATCAGAATCTGCCCGGTCCCGTACGGAATAGTGACCAGATCCCAAGGTGAGACTGCCAGCAAGCCGGTGTGCAATTCCAGCGCGTCCGACCAAGAGCGACTGCCACCTGGCTGCCAACGCACCCGGTAACCTGCAAGATCAATGTCTGAGACCGGCCCCCAAGTCAGCCGCTCGCCATCCAGGCGTAGCCACGGGACATCGGACGGTGGTGCAGTCTTGCCCACCACTTGCACGGTCCCCTGGCTCCATGCTCCGCGCACACCGATGGAGTTGATCGCCCGAATGCGCACGTTGTAACTGGCTCCGTCTTGCACCGGCGAGACCCACGCCACGCCCAGTTCGGCAGCAACAATGTCCACCGGCGACCATCCCAGATCGGTTGTCGCTTTGGATTGAACTTCAACCTGCCCCTTTTGGGCGTAGACCTCGGTGGGTGCCGTCCAGCCCACGCGGATGCGCGAAATGACAGAGCCATCGGACAGACGCAGCAACTCGGTCGTTCCGGAAGCCAGCGTGAGACCCGATACGGCAGGCACGCTGAACGGGTCTGGCAAATTGGACTGCGCGATGACGGCGGCAGGCGACAGGACCGCTTGCGTGTAGACACTGGCGCTGTATTCACGGGCCACGACATAAACCTCGTCGTTGTCCTTGATCTCGATCTGCATGATCCGGAACAACTTGGCGGTCCAACCCGGCGTTGAATGCGTGATTGGCACGACATCACCGACTTCGCAGCGCAAGCCCTCCTGAAAAGCGGAGAACTTCACCACCAAGCCGTAGCGGCTCTGGTTCAGCGTCAACTGACCGATGTTTTGCGCCCGGTAGCTGTTGGCTGTGAAAGGCAGGTCAATCTTGGCTTCCAGAATGAGACCGTTGTCGGTGGCCCGCAAAGCAGTGGATTCAACCATCGCCAAATCGGGCTGCCACTTCTTGGCTGGGTTGTAAAAGCCTGCGGTGACCCGGTTGTACTTGGCGCGTTTACCGGCCTGGCTGATGACCCAAGAGCCCGTGATGTTGCTCTCGGTAAATCCAAAGCTTGAGGCTGTGGTGGCCACATCAAGCACCAACCGGTACTTGCCGCCGCTAAACACCAGCATGCCCCGGCACGCGGTAAGCAATGCGCGCACGTTTTCATACGCAGTCTGGTTGGTGTCGATCGTGCCGTCGCATGCGTAAGCCGCATAGTTAACCTGGGCGAGCGTGTGCTGGCCAGTTCCTGCTGAAGTCAGATCGATGGCGGTCCCTGCAAAGGCATTAGCCAGCGTTGTTGCCAACTGGTAACTGGTGTCAGTTGCCTTGATCGCGTAATAGGTTATTCCCGCTACCAGCGGACTGGGCACGGTGGCGGTGCTACTCACCCTGACACCGTCACCGGTGTCGATCGGAATCGGTTGGGAAAAAGTCAGCGCTTCGGTTGTGGTGCTGACCGTGAAGATGTCAGAAAAACTGGGAGCCGTGATCCGCACATCGCAGGCGTTCGCGGCTGCTGCAATGCTCGTGTCATCGATCGCGCTGCTGGCGATGCCTCGCCCATAAATCGTGTTGATCAGGTAGTCCCGCAGGACGAGTGCCGGATTGTTGGAGTACCGGGTCTGACCGTCTCGTGGGTCGTACAAGGTTCTGCCGCGCACATCGGCTGTGATCGTGGGCAGGCCAGAAAATGCGTTGCGGTCGTATTTGAGCTTGAGGTACAGGTAGGCGCAGTTGGAAAGCTTGCATTCGCTAGTCCACTTGGGTACATCCGCCGTGAGCGCTGCATCGGCCCCTTCACCAGGCGTTCCCAGATGCTTGGTGACTGTAACCAAGCCATTGAATTTGGCGTCACTTGAAAGCACATCGTCCAGATACACGTTATCGATCGCGGTCACTGAGCCTTCGCAGAGAACCAGCACCAGATGCAGGTATTCGTTGCTGCTGCCCGAGACCTCAATGAAAACCCGCGTGCCCCCCACCCGACGGCGGCCATAGATCACCGGGATGGGATCGACATTGCTCTGAGAGTTGATCAGGATGCCCTGCGCCTGGGCCGAAGACAGCGCGGACTGTGCGCTTGAGGGCGAGTTCGAACCGATCAGTGACTGCACCGCGAGGTTGGCAACACCCCCGGCGACCAGGCCTGTAGCACCGCCGATGAAGCTGGCGGTGGCAAGCGATGCGCCAAGAACGTCAGCCGCTGCAGCCGTGATGCCAGAGTCAATGACGATGCCTAGTACGGCATCAGCCACCACAGCTCCCACGGCCTCAGATACCACCGTTCCAACGATGGCTCCAATGACGATGCCTGCCATTACGCGACTTCCCTGCGGCGAACTACCTTGGCGTACATGCGCTCAACGTCCTCGTAGCCCAGATGTCCGAGCAGGCGTCCGAAGTCTTTGGTCTGTTTGACGTGGTAGTAAATTTTTTGTACGCCCTGGGCTTTGAGGCCCATCTCGGCAAAGCGCAGCAGCTTCAGGACGACACGCCCGGCACGTACCTCGGGTACGGCATACACGGCGCTGTTGGCAGCGACCAGTGCGTCCTGGTAATGGATGTGGGTCTGCACAATGAACGCCGCGTAGCCAACAATCACACCATTGCGTTTGGCAATGAAGGTGGCGAGTTTCCCGGCGGCGTCGAGTTCACCGTACCGAGCCCAGTCGATGTTCAGAAGATCGAGATCCTTCTGGCCGACTTCTTCGTATTCGCGCTCGGCCAGGGCTTGGAGTTCTTGGGTTGCCGTGCTGATGGGGATACGCGCATATGTGTAGCTCACAGAGACCCCCACTTGATCTCCCGGTTGATGTTTGTCACGAACTGAAACCCCCGGTCGCCCGGAAACCAGATCTGCTCTTCCGGGTCATTGGTGTGCCTGCCCGGCGTGCGCTGGAAATCCACCCACTGCGAGCTGGCAGTAACTGCAATCGTGCAGGTGCCATTGTTCGGGTCGTCGGAAATTTCCATGCTGTCAATCCGACCATCGAACACCAGCAAGGGGTTGCTGATGATGGCCAGGCGGTAATCCAGAAAACCCTTGTAGATGGCAATTCGCCGGTCGATGTAGGGTTTAGACAGCGCAATCGAGATCCAAGTCTGATCCACTGCGGACACTTGCACCGTGACATTGGGGATGCTCATGTCGCTGGTCTCCGACAGACCGGAGAACCCAAGAAAGTGACCGTTAGCCGTGTAGGTGTTGGTGCTCCACAGCACGTTGATCCAGGCATCCGTCATGCGGATGGTGCCGTCGTCGAACCATGCCTCAACCAAATAGACGGGCTGATTGCTGGATTTAAGGATCTCGGCAATGAACTCTGAACTTGCGCCGCGATCCATTAAAAGGCCTCCACCAATTGCAAGCTGAAGTTGTAAATTGACCCCGGAGCCACGGCTGACTCCATCGTGTCCGTGGCCAAAGCCAGCGTAAACGGTACGTTGCGCACAGCAATCACTGCGCCGTCGGCAGGCACTGCCAGCAAGGCGGGCTCAATCGCCACGGTGGCCAGGCCAAAGGCATCGGCATTCACATCAGCGGTCACCATGTAGACCTTGGTCTGGCCCGTAACGCCAATGAAGTCACCCGCCTTGAGGGCACTGGTGAGACCTGCCGTCCAGCCGCGCGTGGAGATGCTTCTGCCTTGCTGGTTAGCTCCGTTGATCTGCG